GCAGTTCTTAGGAACTCCTGAGATGTATAAACTTAATGTAGGAGACATAGTAGATTTAACTTATGCAGGTTTAGGATTCTCAGGTAAGATTTGTAGAGTAGAAGCATTAGAATTGCAACCAAATGGATTAGTTGCAGTTAGCTTAATAGAATACTTTGATGTTTATACTTGGGAAGTACCACCTCAAGAACCAGTTGAAGAATTAGCTAACTTACCATCTGCTTATGCTGTTAAAGCTCCAACTAATATTACTTTTACTGATACTGATTCAAGTTCTACAGGCAGACCATTTTTATCATGGGATGAACCAACTGACTTTCCTGATTATCAATATAGAGTTAATGTAGTAGATAATTCAGGTAATCAGGTAATAAATAGAATAGTAGATGTAGAGAATTGTGATTTAAACTTTGTACCTACAGGTTCTTATGTTGCTAATATTACATCTTTAAATACATTAGGAACTGAATCTTCACCAGCAAGATTCCCAACATCAGGTACTTTTACTATAGGTGATGCTCCAGTTATTGAATTCGATATAGCAGATGCTGCTGTTGTTACAGATAAAATAAATAATGGTGCTGTTACAAATGTTAAAATTAATGATTTGTCAGCAGGAAAAATTAATACAGGTGAATTAAATCTTGGTCAAGAATCAGGAATGGCTGTTAGACAAACTAAAACTGGTTACACATCTACAGCAACAGGTTTTTGGTTAGGTAATGATGGTGGTACTCCTAAATTCAATATAGGTACTAGCACAAATTATTTAAAATTTGATGGAACTGATTTAGATATATCAGGTGAAATATCAGCTACTACAGGTTCTATTGGTGGTTTTAGTGTTGGTGAGACATCTTTAACTGCTGGTACAGGCACATCAAGAATATCCCTATCTACAACAGATGGAATACATCTAGGAGATAATACTTTTTCATCTGCACCATTTAGAGTTGAACTGGATGGTTCTTTAACCGCAACTGATGCAACAGTAACAGGAACACTGACATTAACAAATATAGATGGAGCTACAGTTGTTTATAGTAGTGGTAATTTAGTTGTAGGTACTATTGGTGGTAGCAATCTTGGTTCTTCAGCTATATTCCCAACCACATTAAGATATGAAAGAAGCAACTCTACTTCTGCACCATCAGATGCTGAATTTAATACTGCATTTGGTAGGAATCCTAGAAGTAATGACATAGTGGTAGTTAGTAGAACTGATACTAATGCTCAAGTTGCTTATAAACATAATGGCACTTCTTTTTCAGCAGTAACTAATTATATAGATGGTGATTTAATTGTTGATGGAAGTATTACAGCAGACCAAATTGAAGCAAACACTTTAACTTCAGCATCAGGTGTCTTTGGAATTATATCTGCTGATGATGTAACTACAGGAACACTAAATGCTTCTAATGTTGCAGTCACCAATTTAAATGCAGATAATATAAGTACAGGTACTTTAAATGCAGATTTAATACAAATAGATAATATAACTTTAGATACTGATATTAATGGTAATTTAATAATTAAAAGTGGCGGTGTTGATACTACACAAATAGCCAACAATGCTATCACAACAGTTTTAATAAATGATGATGCTATTACTACAGCTAAAATAATTGATGATGCTGTAACCAATGCTTTGATAGCTACTGATGCTGTCAATCAAGATAGTATTGCAGCCAACTCAGTAACAGCTACAGAAATAGTAGCTAATACTATCACTGCATCAGAAATAGCAGCAAGTACAATAACAGCAGCACAAATAGCTGCTAATACTATTACAGCAGGACAGATAGCTGCTAATACAATAACAGCAAGTCAAATAGCTGCTAGCACTATTACCGCAACTGAGATGAATGTTTCTAATTTATCAGCTATATCTGCTGATATGGGTTCTATTACAGCAGGTGACATAAATATTGGCTCAGGTAATTTTACTGTATCTTCAGCAGGTGTTATGACTGCTACAGGTGCAACTATTTCAGGAGCAATTACTGCCACATCTTTAAATGTAACTAATGCAACTATAACAGGTACTCTTGATGCTAGTGTTATTCTTTTAGATGGAGACCCATTAGATGATTTATTTGGTCTTTCAGGAACTGGTAGTGCAAAAACTTTATCTATTGGACATGATACAAAAAATCAACTAAAGGTTGATGGCACACAAATGATTTATACAGCATATGACAGCTTACAGTCAGATGGTGATGATGCTCTTATAATGAACCACAGTTCTGCTGAATTTTATCCAGCAACACAATCTGCTGGTTGGCATACAACTACAATATATGCAGGTGATGAAAGTGTAGCAGGTGGAATATTAACAGATAGAATTACAGTTGATGCTACAGCTACAGGACTAAATACAAGTTATCAATTTTATGTTAATGGTGATTCTTATTTTGATGATAATGTACAAATAGACTCATTAGGAATTGGAACATCAGCTTCAGGAACAACAGGTGAAATAAGAGCTACTAATAATATAACAGCTTATTATTCAGATGAAAGATTAAAAGATTTTAAAGGTAAAATTGACAATGCTTTAGATAAGGTTTCTCAATTAAATGGTTATTATTTTACTGAAAATGCAAAAGCAAAAGAACTAGGTTATAACAATGATAGTTTGCAAGTTGGTGTTAGTGCTCAAGAAGTAGAAAAAGTATTACCTGAAATAGTTACTAAAGCACCAATAGATTCTAAATATAAAACAGTATGGTATGACAAATTAGTGCCATTATTAATTGAAGCGGTCAAAGAACAACAACAACAAATAAACGAACTAAAAGCGAGGTTAGACAATGACCCTAGCAAGTAGCGGAACTATGTCTATTGGTGGTACTACAACTGATAGGTCTATTAATTTAGAACTAGGTAGGAGTGCTACAGCTACTTCATCTATAGGTGAAACAGCACTAAGAGACTTGGCAGAAGTATCTACAGGTGCTATATCAATTTCTAATTTTTATGGGAAATCATTAGAAACGTTGCTTTGGTCAGTTGGTTTGGCTCAAGGAAATTTTACTGCAACTGGTTATGAAGCTCAGGGATTTAGCACATATATTGGTGGTGGATTTGGAACTGCCACTGATACAAGTTGTGATTTATTTGGTGGAAGCACTACATGGGGTTTTTTTGATACAGAAAGTGCAGGTACAAATACACAATTTGCTGTTTCAGGTGCAACATCAAATTCAGGATGGACTAATGTAAAAGTATATTCAGGAACAGATAATACAGGAACTTTGCTTACTAATACATTTAGAACTTCATGTAGTTATAGTAATCCATCAGGAAGTTTTGCTACTTGGACACTTCTAAGTGACCTTACTAGTAGCACTGGTAATTTATTTTTAGAGTTTTTTTAAAATGATTGAATATTATGAAAACAGTGAAGTTTTATTTGCAAGAAAAATTTATGAAACTAATTTTATTGTAGAAGTTCCTGTAATTTTTAATGATGATGGTTCTAAAAATGAGGAAGAAATTTCAATAAAATTAGATGAATGTTATAGGGTTGGAGTAATATCTAGAGATGCATATTTAAAATATGCTTAAATAACAAAAACTAGAGGATAATGATTTATAAATTATAAACATAGGTATAAAATTAATAGAAAAGAGATTTAATTATGGCACAACACGATTACAACATAGCAAACCAGTCAGGTGCAGATTTTAGAGCAGATTTAAACAATGCTCTTTTAGCTATTGCAACAGTCAATAGTGGAGCAACTGAACCATCAACTACATTTGCCCATCAATTATGGGTAGATACATCAAGTAGCGTATTAAAGATAAGAAACGCTGCTGATAATGCTTGGGTTACAACAGGTGTTAGTATTACTGCATCTAATACATTTACAGGAGATTTAATAGGAAATGTCACTGGTAATCTAACTGGTAATGTTACAGGTAATGTAACTGGAGACTTAACTGGTAATGCTGATTCTGCTGACATATTAACTACAGCTAGAACTATATCTTTATCAGGAGATGTTGTAGGTTCAGCTTCTTTTGATGGTAGTGCCAATATAGATATAGATACAGTAGTTCAAATTAATTCTATTACTTTAGGAACTGATACAACTGGTGATTATGTTGAATCACTATCAGGTGGTACTGGTGTAACAGTAACAGGTGGAACTGGTGAGGGTTCTACTCCCAGTGTTGCTATAGGACAAGCTGTAGCTACAACTGATAATGTTACTTTTAATTTGGTTACTGCAACAGATGAATTTGTTGGTGATTTAGATGGTGCTGTTAGATTTAGTGCAAAAGCTGGTGAAGCATTAACAAAAGGTGATTTAGTTTATGTTTCAGGTGTTTCAGGTGATGTTCCAGTGGTA